GTTGATACAGATGTACACAAGATCTATTCGGGCAAGGACAAGAAAACCTCCAAGCGAGTGATTGTCACCACATGGCAGTCAGTGTACAGACTTGGTCCAGACTGGTTCGATGCATTTGGTTGCGTGTTCGGTGACGAGTGCCACCTGTTCAAAGCAAAGTCTTTGGCGACAATGATGAACAAGTGTAGTGAAGCGGAATATCGCTTTGGCACCACAGGGACGCTGGACGGCACACAGTGTAACAAGTTGGTACTTGAGGGACTATTTGGTCCAACGAAGCGTGTCACGTTCACGAGAGACTTGCAGGACAACGGTACACTCGCCCGACTGAAGATAGACATGCTGATGCTTGACTACTCAAAAGAGATGCGTATACTTAATAGAGATCGAAATTATCAGGAAGAAGTGGACTTCCTTGTTGGTTACGAACCAAGGAATAGACTGATACGCAACATTGCGTTGACGCAGACCGGAAACACTTTGGTGCTGTATCAGTTTGTAGAGAAGCATGGTGAGATTTTGTATAAGATGATCAAGGAGAAGAACGATCAGGTATTTTATGTTCACGGTGGAACGGATGTTTCCGACAGGGAAGCAATTCGCGGTATCGTTGAGCGTAGTGAAGGTGCCATAATCGTTGCCTCCATGGGAACATTCAGTACAGGAATTAACATCAAGAACCTGCACAACATTGTATTCGCTTCACCATCAAAGTCACAGGTGAAGGTATTACAGGCAATTGGCAGGGGACTGAGAAAGGCAGAGAACGGACAGGACACGAAGTTGTATGACTTATCCGATGACCTGTCCAACAAGTCCAAGAAGAACTTTACTCTGAAGCATGCAGAGGAAAGAGTTAAGATGTACAACAAAGAGAAGTTTGAATTCGACATACACAAGGTGGTATTATGAGCATAGAATTAGATGTAGAAAAAATATTGCAGATCAAACTCAGCACTGGGCAAGAGATTCTCGCACAGTCTGTTGATACCGATGAAGAAGGTTCATTCGTGATCAGTCACTCACTGGAAATGGTTGCTGTTGAGTATGAAGATGAAGACTTGCAGTTGAACAAGTCGTATTACATCCTGCGTCCGTTTGTATCATACCCTGAAGCACTGGATGTGAATGTTTCTGTAAACCCCAATGCGATTGTATGTGTCAACAAACCAAGCAAGAAGGTTATCGAGCAGTATGCTGGTTCTGTTGATGCGATACAAGAGATGTTGGTAGACGACAACCCAACTGTTGAGGTTGAAGTTGACCCAGATAGCGACTCTGCCCCAAAGGGTAATGTCTTCACGTTCCCAAAAGCACCACCCAGACTATTGACTGAAGATTGACATTTCGTTCTTCTTCGAGTATAATAGAGTCTCATCTGAAACAATGGAATAAATTATGAAACCCAGTGAACGTCCACATTATGTTAATAATGCGCAGTTCTCCCAAGCAGTAGTTGACCACGTGCTTTGTGTTCGTAAGGCAGAAGGCGAAGGCATCGACATACCTCAAATGCCGAGGTATGTTGCTGAGTGCTTTCTGAAAATATCAGAAGGTCTTTCGCACAAGTCCAACTTTGTACGATACACCTATCGTGAAGAGATGGTTATGGATGCAGTAGAGAACTGTCTCCGTGCATGCAAGAACTACAACGTGGAAGCAGCAACTCGTAAGGGCAAACCAAATGCGTTTGGGTACTTCACTCAGATTGCTTGGTATGCCTTCCTTCGACGCATCAAGAAAGAACAGCGACAACAAGATGTCAAGTTGAGTTATCTTGCTGAGTCTGGTCTGGAAGAGTTTATGGTCGACCCGAATGAAGATCCAGCAGTCGCCAAAGCAGTCCAGTCATTTGTTGATAACTTGCGTCGCAGAATTGACGATGTCAAAGAGAATGACGACAAAGTCAAAGACTACAAAAAGAAAATGGTAACAAAGCGCACAGTGCGCGTTGACTCCGACCTTTCAAGTTTCTTCGAGGAATAACTTATCAAGATCGCGATCCTGAACGATACACATTGTGGCATCCGCAATTCGAGTGACATATTCATAGAGTACCAAGAACGCTTCTACAACGAAGTGTTCTTCCCTTATCTGAACGACAACGGTATAACCCAGATATTGCATCTGGGCGACTACTATGAGAACCGTCGATTCATAAACTTCAAAGCATTGAACAGCAACCGCAAAGTATTTCTTGAGCGTCTGCGTTCCGATGGTATCACCATGGATATAATTCCTGGGAACCACGACACCTATTACAAGAACACCAACGACCTGAACTCACTCAAAGAGTTGCTTGGTCACTACATGAATGAGGTGAACATCGTGCAAGACTGCGCTGTCCTCGACTATGATGGTATGAAGGTTGGTCTTGTTCCTTGGATCTGCCCTGAGAATGAAGACGAGTGTATGGACTTTCTTGTCAACTGTAAGGCAGATGTCATTGGCGGTCACTTCGAACTCAATGGGTTTGATATGCTGCGCGGTGTGCCTTGTACGCATGGTATGTCTGCTGACAACCTCCGCAGGTTTGAACTGGTGCTGTCTGGTCACTACCACGTGAAGTCTAACCAAGACAACATCCACTATCTTGGTTCACAGATGGAGTTCTTCTGGAACGATGCCCACGATGATAAATTCTTCCATGTTCTGGATACAGATACTCGTGAGTTGCTTCCTGTACAAAACCCACTCACGTTGTTCCAGCGCGTCTACTATGATGACACGAAGAATGACTACAGTGAGTATGACACGACACGCTTCGACAAGCAGTTCGTCAAAGTGGTTGTCATCAAGAAAGCAGACTCGTTTACGTTTGATCGATTCCTCGATCGCATTCAGCAGCGCGACACTTATGACCTGAAGATACAAGAGGACTTCTCTGAGTTCGAAGGTTCCAATGTTGCTGACGATGGTCTTGAGGTTGAAGATACATCATCACTCCTGAGTGCTTATGTTGATAATGTCGAGACTGTATTGAACAAAGAGCGCATCAAGAGTGAAGTCCTTGACCTCATGACCGAAGCACAATCACAGGATGTAGTTTAATGATTATATTCAAGACAATCCGATACAAGAATTTCCTATCAACGGGAGATAACTGGACAGAGATATTCCTGAACAAAAGCGAGCACACTCTGGTCGTTGGCCAGAACGGTGCTGGTAAGTCGACCATGCTGGACGCTATATCCTTTGCCCTGTTTGGTAAGTCGCACAGAAGCATAAGCAAGGCACAGTTGGTCAACTCCATCAACAACAAAGGTATGCAGGTCGAGGTTGAGTTCTCTATCGGCAACAAAGAATACAAAGTTGTGCGAGGCATAAAACCAGTCAAGTTCGAAATCTATGTCGACAATACAATGATCAACCAGAACTCGCACAACAAAGAGTACCAGAAAGTCCTTGAGCAGAATATCCTGAAGTTGAACCACAAGACCTTCCACCAAGTGGTTGTCCTCGGTTCCTCGTCGTTTGTGCCATTCATGCAGTTGTCTGCGCTCAATCGTCGTGACGTGATTGAAGACCTGCTGGACATTGGTGTGTTCTCGAAGATGAATGCTCTACTCAAAGAGCGCAACGGTACACTGAGAGAAACTATCAACCACCTTGGTCACTCCATTGCGATGAACGAAACCAAGACCGACTCGCAGAAGAAATACATCCGTGATATTTCGAAGTTGAACCATGATGCCAAGAAGCAGAAAGACGACTACATCATTGAGACTACTGCTGAGATCGAACAACTGGTTTCTGAGAATGCAATTAACCAAATGTCAGCGAATGAGATCAGTTTGAATATCACTCCACTACTTGATGAACAGCGCAAGCAACTGACACGACTCAATGGTTTCGAGTCAGAGTTCAATACAAAGATCAAGGCATTGGTCAAGACCGCCAAATTCTATGAGAATCACGATCACTGTCAGACCTGCGACCAAGACATCGACGTTTCCCTGAAGGAAAGTAAACTGACGGAAGCAAAAGAGCAGGCAGCAGAGTTACAGTCTGCTGGTACAGAGGTTGCAAATTCCCGTGAGCAAGTGAGTGGCAAAATTACAGAGTTCGAGTTGAAGATGGGGGAGGTTCAATCTCTGTTAACAAACGTACAGGGCAACATCCAGACTATCGCAACACATAATAAGAACATCGAAAAGACTCGTGCTGACATTGACTCGCTGAGCAGTGGTCAATCTGATCTTGCAACTGCGAACAAAGACTATGATGATTTGGTCAGCGAGTACCATGAGTTGATGGGCAACCGTAACACGATGAATGACCAAGCAGCATACAATACGGTCATCTCTGAGATGCTCAAAGACAGTGGCATCAAGACCAAGGTGATCAAGCAGTACCTGCCTGTCATCAACAAACTGGTCAATCAGTACCTGTCTATCCTCGACTTCTATGTCCACTTCGATCTTGATGAAAAGTTCGAAGAAACAATACGGTCGCGTCATAGGGATTCATTCTCATACGCATCATTCTCTGAAGGTGAGAAGCAGCGCATTGACTTGGCACTGTTGTTCACGTGGAGGCAGATTGCCAAGATGAAGAACAGCATCAGCACCAACCTGTTGATACTGGACGAAACCTTTGACTCCTCTTTGGACGAGTCGGGCATCGATAACCTGCTGAAGATTATCCACACTCTGGGTGAAGGCACCAACGTATTCATTATCTCGCACAAGGGAGAAATACTTGAAGGCAAGTTTGCTGCCAAGATTGAATTCGCCAAGGTGAAGAACTTCTCGCAGATCAAGAAGGTGTCGAATGAGCAAGTCTAAACTGTACACGCCAAAGCGCAAGTCATACAACGACCTGTCCACGCTGTACAGGGAGATCCTCGCCAGCAAGGTCAAGGTCGTGTCCTTCAACGGGCATTCCCTTGAGACAAAGCACCAGAAATGGGGCATGTACGAAGGAGTGTTGACTGTTTGGGAATTGTAGTTGACATCTTATTCCGTTTCGATTATAATATATGTTAACTTGAGGAATAACAATGAATACAGTAAAAATAGGTGGTCGCTCTTGGGAGAAGAGCATTGGTGATGAGGGACAAGATGTATATGTTGCCCTGTTCATCGAAGACTCCGAAGCACTCAAAGGTCAATATCCAGACGAAAGTCATTTCGACATTGTCGTTGACCAAAACGCAGACTTCTACATGCCATCCACTGGCGTTGAAGATGAAGAACTGAACGAAGATCGAATTGCTTTCAAATTCCGCAAAAACATTTTCACGCAAGCAGAACAAGACGGTGCATATGCTGGTCTGTTCGATGCTGCTATTGAATCAAACAACAGAGGCATGGCAGCGGGACCACGGGAAGAGTCTCAGGGTAATCGCGACTGGGTCACTCAGTACCAAATCAATGTACTGACTTGGTTCGAGAATGGACAACCACCAAACATTGATGGTTCCGACCCTCTTACTGAATTTGCTGCTATTCCCAATGACGATGAGAACCGTGGTGGCGTTTGGTTGCGCACCAAAGTCGAACCAGAGTTTGGCACATACACTGAATTCTTCCCACTTCTACTAACCAAACTGCGAGTGATGACACTCGAGGAAGCAAAGACCTATGTTGCTACAATACGCAAAGAATTTATATCAGACACTATGTATGCTACTGCAATTTGGTCTGGGATTGCTGGTTTCTATGGTCGTTACCCTCGCATACCTTATGGTCGTGCTACTGCATTCACTGATCACAACCGTGAAGTCTTTGAGAAGTGCTACCCATTCGCCCGACGACTAGACCAAACCTTTGTTGACCTGCTACCAGTTCGTCACGCAAGACAGAAGAAGTGCGCTGACAGAATGGATCCAAAGTTCCTGATTGGCGAAGACACCACGTTCACTACCATCACAGTCAACACGACAACCAAAGATCGCAATGCGCGTATGGCATGTCACCGTGACTCTGGTTCGTTGAACGAAGGTTACAGCAACCTGACCGTGATCAGTGATGGCAAGAAAGACTGGAAGGGTGGCATGTTGGTATGCCCTGAAGTTCGAGCAGCGATCAACATCCGTCCTGGAGATCTTCTGTTGGTTGACAACATGCGCGTCATGCATGCTAACACGCCAATTGAAGCACCAGACTCTGGCGAAGACGACCTGATGCGTATGTCCCTTGTGTTCTACTTCCGTGAAGATATGTTGAAGTTGGGTACATGGGAATATGAGCACTTGCGTCGAGCATACGTTGACTCGCGTCGACTCAACGAAGAACACAAACTATGGCGACCATACTGGAACGGTGTATCACCGAGCATGTGGGACGACGACGAATGGTACAACTGGTTGACAGACAATGGTGGTGAGGACATGACACGCAAGTATCACCCCGAATCATTTGATGTTGCTGGCACTCTTGATGAATTTTTTGGATAGGATTATTATGATAGACTACAAGTATGATGAAGAAGCACTGATCAAAGAACTCCAAGAGTATGTGGATGTCACTTATGGTCAGCACTATGCACAGGACAAAGTACAGTCAACTGAATTTGTTATCGATGCGGGACACGGTGAGGGTTTCTGTTTAGGAAACGTCATCAAGTACACCCAGCGTTATGGTAAGAAAGAAGGCAAGAACAGGAAGGACTTGCTGAAGGTGCTACACTATGGATTGATCGCACTACACGTTCATGATCTGGAAGAAGGTGCATGAAGCAAATCTGGTACCACGAAAATAAAAATGGCACAGTGTCGTTTTATCAAGAAGTTGATTGTGGTCTACACCTGCATGCAGGTACATACACCAACCGCAAAGCAAACTTTGCATATCCCAAGTTCATGTATGAGTGGATAAAAATACCATGTGCGGAGTAATCGGAGTACACCTCCCAGAAGTATTCCCTGCTCATCTTGAGATGGTGAAGAACTTATTTCTACAAAGCATGATTCGTGGCAAGCATGCCACTGGTGTTACATATCTTTCCTGTGGCGAGTTGCATACCATCAAGGAAGGCATACCAGCAAATGAGTTTATGGAAAAGTATGACGTGCGAGAGTTTGTCGATCCAGCAACTCAGAAGATGACCCTGATTGGTCACATTCGCTACTCTACATCTGACCTGCGATACAACCAACCATTCCAAGGTCGCGAAATGGCAATTGCCCACAACGGTGTCATATCCCAAGACCCTGACGTTTGGGAATACGAAACAGAAACCCAAAACGACTCTGAGTTGATACTGCGTTGCATTGAGGCAGGAGACAGTCCTCTCGAGGTGTATCGCGAACGCAGCATGGCAGTGACTGGTATTGATGTGGATGGCAACCTGCATGGGTTTCGAAACCACGAACGTCCCCTGTGGATGACTACTGCGACTGGTGGGTTGATATTTGCATCTACTTCGGATATACTAGAGAGATCGGGCATCAGTGGTGCCGTGAGGTGCGAACCATTAGTGCGTTATGTCTACAACGACTATAACGGATTGCATGAAGGTCGCTATTATTTTGACAAAGAACTGACAGACTTGCAAATATGTTAAAACGTCTCAACAAAGAAGAAGTGGAAACACTCATTGCTTCCCAACCCGAAGGAACAAACACAAAGTTCCTGAAGTCTTCACATAACCTCTGGTTCCGATTCAAGAACTATGATAAACAACCACCGTTTGCTTTGATGGATGGTGGCATCGACCCAGTTGCTTTGGTGTTCATTACATTCAGTGCGCGGTCGAAGTATGCTAACCTGTATGAGATAGTGA